TTAATGATTTACTTTTCAACGGACTTAATGAATTACTTTTCAACGGACTTAATGATTTACTTTTTGATGCAGTAGTATTTCTAACATATGTTCGAGTTTTTGAATTCATATATAAATAAAGTTATATTTTATTAATGATTAATTAATTAATTTATTTATTTTATCTAATTTTTCAATAGTTTTTTCTAGATTTGATCTACCGCTTACGTTATTAAAAAGGTAATCGGTTTTAGGTGCACGTTCATTTTTCTTAATAGACTTATATATAACATTTACATTAGATAATGTCTTTTTTATAATCTCATAATCTTGTATCATATCCATTTTTAAATCAACGGTTTCGGTTATTATTTCAACAGCAAAATACAATAGATATCTTCTTTTTTTTTTACTAGAAAAATTGTATTTAATCATAAATAAAGATAATAAGTTATTAAGTATTTTATTTTCAATCTCTCCAGTACAATTTAATAAAAGGGCATCCCATACAATCCATATAACATCTTTTGCAAACTTATTTTCCACATTTACAAATGTTCTATATTCACAATTTAATAATTGTTTTTTTTTCCGACACATAGCATCAAATTCCATAATCCATTCAATCCAATAATAACACGATAAAGTATCTTTGGATTCTATGCAATATATTAATTCATTTATCGATAAAAAAAGTTCTTTAGGGTCTCCAGGTTTTTGTACTTTAGATGCATAAGATATATCTGGAGCTTTAACTTTAGATGTTAACGAAATCATATCAAATTCTTCTTTTTTAATTTTTATATTTTCAAAACTAGGTTTTTTATTAGAAGTACATAACACAGTTATTATTTCAGCAAACAACTTGCGAATTTTATCACTATTTCGTAATGCTAGTTCATTTCCAGTATATCCATTTTTAACAATATCTTTAAAATTGGAAAACCTCATGTTTAGATAAATAGGTAATTTAGGATTACCTAAATGAATGTTTTTAGATGTTATTAATATTATATTTTCCCATAATTCTAGATAATGACCAGCACATATTAATTCAGCAGACCAGTTAAAAGCCTCTTCTATTTTATTGTTATTTATAGCACGTAAAAGTTCTTTTTTAACATCGCTTTTTTTATAATTAGAAAAAGAAATACCTGCAAAATCTTTAGCTATTCTTACATCATTAATATCGGTATTATTCATTATACTTATAATTAATACAAAAAAAATAACAATAATACATATAGGAAATGTTAAAAAACTTAAATATACCATCATTTAAAGAAATTACAGATATTATTATACCTTACATAAAACTAGCAGATAAAAATAAATGGCTTTTAATATTATTAACATTAATTGTAATGTATTTAGTATATAAATGTTTTAATGCGAATTTATCTATAGAAGAAGGATTTAGTTCAAATGATAATAAAGCATATGTTCTTAAAAATAAAAATTTATATGATGAATTTTATGTAGCTCTTTATGATGATTTAGTTGAAGACCCAAATAAAGTAGAAGGAGAGATGCTTCAAGTAATGGAAGTTTGTAAAATGGACAAATCTAGCAAAGTTTTAGATGTAGGCTGTGGAACAGGACATCATGTATCATATATGAAAGAAAACGATGTTGATGTTATAGGATTAGACAACTCACAGGCTATGATAAATAAATCAAAAAAAAATTATCCGAAATGCAAATTTATTAGGGCTAATGCAACGGATTCTTTTGCATTTTCTACGAATGATTTTACACATATAACATGTTTTTATTTTACCTTGTACTACATGAAAGATAAGAAAAATTTCTTTGAAAATTGTAATAATTGGTTAGTAGATAAAGGATATTTAGTAATACATCTAGTAGATAAATATAAGTTTGATCCAATTATTAATGCAGGAGACCCATTTTCTATACTAGATGTACAAAAATATTCAAAGGATAGAATAAATTCTTCTATAGTAGAATTTAATACATTTAGTTATAGTTCTAAGTTTAATCTAATAGAAAATTCAAATATTGCAAAATTTATTGAAACATTTAAGTTTAAAGATAACGGTCGTATTAGACAAAATGAACATGTTTTATACATGGATAAACAAAATTCTATTGTAAGTACTGCGAAAGATAGTGGATTTACTTTTGTAGATAGAATAGATTTAGGTACTATATCATATGAAAACCAGTTTTTATATGTATTCCAAAATAATAAATAAAGATTTATATTATTATTAATATTATGTATTTAACATTAATAATAATAATAGCAGTAATATTAAGTATACCTATAATTTACATATTATGGTTTAAATTTAAACATCCATTTTGGTCAAAACAACCAGTATTTAATTACTATAACCTGTATTATTGGATGGTCCCTGCTACCATAATAGAAAACGATTTACCTGAAGTAAATAAATTTTATAATATAAGAAATATTGTTTTTAAAACAGTATCTTTAATAACAGAAGTTGAAATAAATGAGGCAATTGATTTATTGCAAAATCATTATTACAAAAATGATACAATACATTATTGTCCTAAAAAATCTAATGTAATACCTTATTTATTAAATAATAATAATAATTCATATATAAGCTTATATTACAAAAATAAAAAAGTTGTAGGAATTTTAACAGGACGTCCGTTAGAAGTTTCTATAAATAATACTAATTTTTTAACTTATTATGCAGATTTCTTATGTATACATAAAAATCATAGAAAACAAAATATATCTAGTAATCTTATTTATACTCATTATTATAACCAAAGATATCGTGAGCCTAACATTAAGACATCTTTATTTAAAAGAGAACATATATTAAGCAGTTATGTACCATTAGTAGAATATGAAACATACACTTTTAATGTAAAGAGTTGGATAACATATTCTTTACATCGTAGTATAAAAATTTTAAAAATAACAAAAGAAAACATAACAATACTGCACGAATTTATAAAACAACAAAAACATAAATTTAAATGTTTTATTGCCAATCATATCGGAAATTTAATAGAATTAATAAATACAAATAACCTATATATATATTGCATTACCATAAACGATAAAGTTTATGCGGCATATTTTTTGAGAGATTTATGTACGAATTATTTAAAAGATAAATCAATAGAATGTTTTGCTAGTATAAAAAATTGCAGTATGGAATTATTTTTGTACTGTTTTAGTAATATAGTTTTTTTTTATAAAAAACATAGTTCAATAATTTTAATAGAAGATGTATCAGACAAAGATATAATTATAAAAAATATATTACTAAAATATAAATATATGAGTAGGGTAAAGTGCGGATATTATTTTTATAATTATGCATGTCGACCTTTAAAAAAAAAAGATTTTTTTTGTATATGTTAAATAAATTCCTAAATTATACTATCTTACATATTTACCGACCTTAGCAAACGAATCTACTACATATATAATAAACACGCCAAGAAATCCAAATAAAACGATTTCTTCAGTAACGCTTTTAATTTTATCATCGTGTTGTTCTTCTAGTAGGTTAATCATATAGTTAAGTTTTTGCATTAACTCGCTTTCACTATCAATTGAATTTTCAAATCCTTCATTTCTAGAATGATGATTCATTTTAACTGGATAAAGATTATAACCAGAATCATAATTTTCTTGAACTACTGGTAAATTGTCATTTTGTATGTTATTATCTAGTCTTTCGGAGGCAGCGGAAACAGGATTTCTGTCAGGATATTTTTCGTGTTCTACGTTAAAATCGTCGGTGTTTTCGTCATCTGAACTAAATGCGGTTATTTTATTTTCTGGAGGAGGTTCTTCTACTCTTGGTGGGGGACTGAATAAAGTTTCTTTAGTTATTTTATTTCGTCTCGTTTTATTATTTTTAGATAAAGCTTCTCTATTTATTTTATCAGATCCGTCAATTAATGAATATCCTAAAGATGATGACATTATACTTATTAAAAAATGAGATAAAAATTAATAATTAATTACTGAATTTTTTATTCAATGTAAATATATATATATGAAATCTGTAATAAATATAGAATTAGTTTTACTATTAATATTTGTTTATTTTTTTATAGGAGATCCTTTATCTTTAGCATCTTTATCATCTAGTTTCTTAGGTAAATCAATCGTATTTCTTCTTTTATTAATATTTTCTTCTTATAATGTTGTATATGGACTAATATTTTTAGTTTTAATGCTGCAAATAGATGAAAATAATTATGGGTTGAATAATCTAACTTCATTTATGGAAGGTTATGAAGGGATTCCAGCATCAGGAATTATGAAATCACTAGAAATGTTTAAGTGTAATAATGGTGTTAGTAGTAAGCAAAACTGGGAAGACCAGGTAGTATTTATAAACGGGGCAAAATGTGATCCATGTAATCCAAAATGTAAAAAGGGTAAACATTGGGAAATGAAACAACCTTTTACATTGGTAGACAATAATGATCGTTTATCTTTGGAAGAAGCATTAAGTTGTAAAAAAAGCCGACCTGTAGTAAATAATTATTCCACAGAAGATGTTGGTGGATTTAATTTAAAATAATACTAATATGTATATGAAAAATAAAAGTATATACAACATTTTATATGGAATTTTTTTAGTATTTATAATACTTTTTCATTCTTATTTAAATATACAAAATAAAGAAGGTTTCACAGGAATTGTAAATGATGTTATTGATGACCTTACAAAAACTACAAATAATGTAAAAAATAAAACTATTAGAAAGGTTAGACAAACTTTTAGAAATAATAAAGAAACATTTCAAAGAGGTTATAGAAGTTTAATTAGACCAGTTAACAAATTATAAATATATTTATTTATTTTTATTTATAATTATGCGGGGAATCTACGTTTACCTTCACTTTCTATTTTTTTTAATGTAGCACTTGCATTTCCTTTTATTCCTTTATATTCATTTGATTGTACCATTATATCAGGCATTCTTAAATCAGGATGTTTTATAATGAAACCAGATTTAATCCTTTTTTCAAAGAGATCATTATAACTTTGTAAGTTAGTTTCATTAAAATAACAGGTGGGCATAAACTGACATCCGTATAACATAGGTTCTGGATAACAAATAGGGTCTTTTACATCACAATCATATGCATAATTTTCATATTCTTTGTCTCCACTAACCTTATCTGGAACACATATTGTAAAATTTTTCATATTTCTTTCTGCGGTAAATTTTCCTTCTCTTGCACCTAGATTACGAGCAGTAGAATAGTCCATTAAAAATACAGCACCACTACCAGTAATTTCATTAGTATCATGTGGAAATGTTTTATAAACATTAGATAATTGGAGTAATTCAGTTATAGAGTTGCTGTCAATTTCGTAATTGATGGTTATAAAGAAAAAAATCCTTTTTCTAGAGTTAAAAACAAATGGGTCATCTGATTTAGTGTTTGTTTTTGATTTACCTTGTTGTTTGTAGTAAAATTCATCCAATCCAGGTTTATTTTTAATTTTATCTAAGTTTCCAAAGTTTTTTACATGATTATATAATTTAGATAATGCAGTTGTATCATATATATTACAAAGTTCTAAATGTATAAATAAAGGGTCTTTATAATTTGGTAATGAACTAATAAAAGCATTTTGTTTTAATACATCAATAACATTAATAAAGTTTACATAATTTTCAGAGGTTAAACTTTCCGTTGAATTTATTTTATTAACACCAACCACAGGCTCTAATTCTTCGCCAACTTTAAAAAGTTGAAAGTTGTAAAATCTAATACCTTGTCTTAATAATATAGGTAAAATATGCTGAGAAACATACTTAGATTGTTTATCAATAACACATGAATTAAAAGAACTTTTAATATAAAAATCCCTTAAATAAAGTTCTGAGAAAAGATTAGGTTTTATAACTTGCATTTGACCAGGCGGATGTCTAGATTGTGATTGAATTTCTTTTCCATTCCGTTGAAATATTTCTTCCTTTTTAATGTAATCTTCAAGAAGTTGTTTTATATTTGGATCTAAATCAGCAGAAAATCCTTCTATTATATTAAAAGGTAAATTATACAAATATCTAGATAAAAATATGATTGAAAATAAAATAATTACTATTATTATTGTATTAGTATTTAAATTGAAATGTTCTCTTTTTGATAGATAGGTTAACATTTAATTATATATATTAAAGAATATTTATAATTAAAAATAATTAAAATATTATTTGTATATTAATATGCCAGGAGGATTACTAAATTTAATAGCAGTTGGAAATCAAAATGTAATATTAAATGGAAATCCAACAAAAACATTTTTTAAAGCTACCTATTCTAAATATACGAATTTTGGATTGCAAAAGTTTAGAATTGATTTTATCGGGCTACGAAATTTAAAATTGAGAGAAGAATCTAATTTTAGTTTTAAGATTCCCAGATATGGAGATATATTATTAGACACCTATGTAGCATTAACATTACCTGATATATGGAGTCCTGTATTTTATAATCTTGTATCGGATGAAACAGACACTGGTACATGGGCGCCATATGAATTTAAATGGATAAAAAATCTAGGTACTCAGATGATAAAAGAAGTATCTATTACATGTGGTAATGCAACTTTGCAACGTTATAGCGGAGATGCTTTGACCGTATTATTAAAGAGAGATTTAAGTGAAACACAAAAGAAAAAATTAGATATAATGACGGGTAATACAATAGAACTAAATGATCCTGCAAACGCATTTGGAAGAGAAAATCGATATCCAAATGCTGTATATGATATTAATTATTCACCCGTGAATAGTGAACCTTCTATAAGAGGTAGAAATATATATATTCCCTTAAAAAACTGGTTTAGTCAAACAAGTAAACAAGGTTTACCATTAGTTGCTTTACAATATAATGAATTATTCATACATATAACATTTAGGCCAGTATGTGAATTATGTAAAGTGAAAACCGTAGATGATTCTGCAGCTAATATATCGGATTATCAAAAATTACCAGATGGAGATACATACGGGCTTTATAGATTTTTAAATTCACCGCCTGAACATGGAGACGCTCCTACATATACGTTATCATATCCCGACAAACGTAATGATTGGAACTCGGATGTACATCTGATTTCAACCTATGGATTTTTATCGGACCAGGAAAATAGACAATTTGCAAAATCTACTCATGATTATCTTATAAAAGATATTTGTGAATATAAATTTAATGATATATATTCTAGTTCAAAAATAACGGTTCCCACTACAGGATTAGTAAGTACTTGGACTATATTTTTAAGAAGGAATGATGTATATAAAACAAATGAATGGTCTAATTATACAAATTGGGAAAATGATACTATACCTTCAGATATTATACCATTAACGGATAAATTAAGAAGTACTGGAGGAAATAGTTTTAATTTTTCAAAGGTAAATATATACGAAACTGGTGAATATAGCTATAAAAACGATAAAAATATACTAATATCACTTGGAATACTATGTGATGGTAAATATAAAGAGAATGTTTTTAATGCAGATATGTATCAAATGATTGAAAATTATATAAAATCTAAAGGATACTGTGAAGAAGGTATATATACCTATAATTTTTGCTTAGACAACAGTCCCGAAAATCTACAGCCTTCGGGTGCAATGAATCTAAGTAAATTTAAAACGATAGAATTAGAGATATCAACCCTTGAACCACCTGATAATCCAAATTTTTCATTTGATATTCAATGCGGCGACGATGGGCCAGTAAGTTATACAAAAACTGCGTCAGATATGTATGAATACACATATGATCTGCATATAATTGAAGAACGTTATAACGTTCTTACCTTTATGTCTGGTAATTGCGGATTGAAATTTTCAAGATAGATTAGATATAATATTGGTCCTTTTCTCCAAATAAATACATCGGCTTTTTAATCGTTTTATTATCATATAAAGAATAGTTTTCAATAAAAAAATCGGTAGGCCTGTTTCCACCAATCCATTTATTTTTATTTTTTTTACATTCATCGGAAAAAAATTTAATTAATTTTGTTGAAACTATTCTAACAGACTTTCCCTTAGGCATATTTTTATTATTTATAAATAAAGGTTTTTCTGGGTGAAATAATGTCGCATAAAAAGGATATTTTTTGTGTTCAAACGCTGTAGGATATGCTATATTTTTTTTTTTATCAGTTGATACAATTAAATATTCTTTTTCTATATTTTTCATATATTCTTTGCTTAGATCAAAAGACATATTATGATAATAATATACGCAGGGATTTTTTTCGAATAATTTTATTTCCTTATCGGTAAATATAGATTTAAGACGTGTTTCATTATCGGTAAAAAATAAATTACCCTTACCTGTATTTTTTATATTGTCAATACTTAATTTATTTATAAATTTATCTCCTGCTTTTTTAACAGATTTATCTTGTGTAAGTATGCCTAATATTTCAAATCCTAAACATATTGAAAATAACGGATAGTAATTATTAGAGTTATTTTGATTTTTAGCATAATTAAGTATATAACTACTAGTTTCAATATATTGTTTATAAGTTGTATAATCATGGTCTTTTAAATTAGATACAGAACCTCCAACCATAATAACACCATTAATTTGTTTTAGAAGTATTTTTAAAATATGTTTTGGTAAATTAAATTGCAATGGTACAATTCGAAGCCCTCCTATTTTAGCCCATTGAATATAAGATTTATATAAATAAGAAAGAGCAATGTGATCAAATTCTTTTTTAACAGGTGCTGTTAAAATACCAATAATAGGTTTTTTTTTATAGCTTTTTTTTGTTTTGTTTTTCTTCTTAAAAGTCATAGATATATTATTAAAATATTTTAATATTTAAATATAGTATCATGGACATAAATGAACAATTAAATGGTATAATGTTATTAGGAATACTTCCTGTAATACTTACATTTTTATCACATGCAGGAGGTCATTTGTATTATAAACCAAATAGACAACATGAATTAAATTTAAATGACTTAACAGATAAAATATATTATTCTTGGAAATTAGATGGCGAAGACAAAAAAACTACTGATATTAGCGCAGAGATAGTAGATTACATAAGGTATCGTATGAAACAATTATATCTAGGTGATTTGCTTGAGCTGTATCATCAAACTCTAGGTAGTAGTGAAGATAGACCAGACAAATTGCAAATGAGACACTATTATAATGTATTAAATAAAAATGATTCTGAAGATAAAAAAGTAGGGGCTATTGAAAAAATGTCGAAAGATTTATATTATGGATTAACTATGATATTTTGGCCTATGATTATAATGGTTAGCTATTTAGCTAACCAATTTCAAAAAAAAGATAGAAATGAAGATTCTGATGGTGATTCCGATAATAATACTCCTCAGTTAACTACTTTAGATCTGGCATTAAGGGTTTTTAGAGAAAAATATTTAGCTTCTAGCGATGATGAAGACGGAGAGATAAAAGAAGAATATGTAAAATACATAAAAAAATTACCATTTGAGGCTATTTGGATACTTGAAGGAGGTATAGGTAATGCCATTAAGTTATCATGGATTGGTTTTTTGATTTTTATTGCAATTATAGCGGCTACTTTATACACTACTGGTGGCGCATTTAAATTTTTAGGTAGTTTATCTGATTACCAAAATCAAAAGCAAGCAGATTTAACGGTATTAATGAAACCCTTTTTAATTTATTGCATAGGATACGGAATTATAATTTATGTAAATAGAAATTTATTTAAAAATTCTGAAGGTAAGATTACTGTATTTAATCCTATGGAATTTTTCAAATTAAATACATTTATAATGTGGAATTTATTATTATCCTTCTTTTTATTTTCTATACAAATGGGAAAATCGCGTGAATTCAAAGATAATTATGTTTTTGCGTTAAATCTTATTGTTTTATTGATATTTTTAATATATAACTTGAGACAAAAATAAAATCTTAGTTTATACTAATAATGAGTTTTAAGAAAATAGAAGATACACTTAATAAAATAGTAAAAAAAATAAAGGAATTTCCTGTGATAAAACAAATAAATAGTAGTAGAATATTTGCAGGATTAGTTTTATTAATTTTAAATTTATTTTCAAAGTTTATAACTATTAAACTAAGTAATAGTCAAGAAGATTTTATTAAAAATGCTTTTGGAAGACAACTACTTATTTTTTCAATTGCCTGGTTAGGAACAAGAGAAATTATAACTGCTATAGGTATTACAGCGGCTTTTGTTGTTTTGGCAGACAATTTGTTAAATGAAACCAGTCCGTTTTACATTTTACCTAAGAGTATAAGTAAATTAAAGAAAGCTGTAGATACTAATAATGATGGAATAATAACCGACAAAGAAATAGAAACTGCAATAAGTGTACTTAACAAAGCAAAAAAACAACAAGACATATTAAAAAGTAAAAATTAATTAATTATTTATAATATTTTATTATATAAAATTATTATAAGTTTATGGCTCGTGTAATTACAATTAAATATTTTTTTAATATAGTTAATTTTCCATATGTAGATTTACCAGGCACACGCGCATCAAATGGACCAGTTTTATATGACGTATTTCAAAGTAGTGATAATATATCTCAAGAGGATCGCACCACGTCAAGTTTAAAATTATTAATATCAGATACGGTTCCGATGAAAAGAAGTGATTTTCCCAGTAATCGTGATGCATTTTTAAAATCTCTAGTTAATTATGATGATTTTTTTAAAATTCTTGTTAAAAAGGAAAAAATAATTAGAAGAAGATTTCCAGATTTACCCTATCCTAATTTAGAAGAAAGAATCGAAATTGTTTTATTAAATATTAAAATGTATATCCAATCATTATTTAAAGAGCTTTCTCTCCTTAAACTTCCAGATGATAGCAGACAAAGAGCGGTTGTAAGTAAATCACAATATTATACCATTGTTAATGATTGGAATTTTCTTTTAGAACCTTATCAAGATATACCCGAATTTGAATTTTTAAAGGAATTAAGAGAAAAATATGATCTAGATAGTGATATACGTGGAAAAAAAGAAGCAGAAAAACAAAGATTAAAAAGACCAGTTTTTGTTTATTTAAAAGCTAATGGAGTTAAAGTATATTTAGATTATGGAAGTTATGTTAAAAATCAAAGTGAAAAATATTTTGTAGATTTTAAAAGACTCTTTAATTCAGCATATAAAGGAGAAACTTCTAGCACTAGCTCTTTAAAAGATTCTCCTATTAAAGAGTCATTTAAAGAAGACTTAGAAAGATTGTTAACTTTTAATAATATAACTATTACAGATGAAGTTTCAAATGATATAAGTGATATAGAAGATTATTTGAAAGATCATGAAGTATCATTACAGGTAAGGATGAAAGAACTTCGAAATACAAAAAGAGTATATAAGAAAGGTGAAATAGTTGATATAGAATTTGATGCTGAAATGGCAAGACTATTTTATGATGCAACTAATACGAGAGAAGAAGAAGGCTCTATTACTGGAGGAGCAGTACCAGAGGTGCCAGGGTTATCAAGGTTAACCTCAGACGGTCTTGCAACATCTACAAAGGAGATACAGGAACGAGGACATCGGCAAGGTTTGAAACGATTAAGTTCAGATACAATGTCTACACCTCCACCTGCACCTGCATATACACCTATATCAGGATTTATGAGAAGTTCATCATCCGCTTCGTCTGCTGCAGGTGAACAACTTGAAAATGTACCATACGAAGAATTAATATATCAACGTTATCCTGCAATAATTTTAGGTGGAAACTGGCAAACTGGATATAAAGTTAAATATTTAGACGATGAAGTAATGGACGGTGATAGTGCCGAAGAGGTAGCAGGTCTTGATCAGAGAGGAAAGGATATACTTCTTCTTAAGGTAAAAGCAGGGTCAGTATTCCCTAGAGTTGAACCAGATGATCCAAATATTAAGATTAATTTCGAATTTTTAAAAAAAGGATTATTTGAGTCCTCAAGAATATTTCAAAGAAGTAGAGGAAATGATAATATGGACATTTATGATGCGTGGATGCCTTCAATGGTTCCAATCTGGTATGATAGAAATGGAAATCATGACGAAAAATATATAGTTTTAAAAGCAATATTTCAAAAATATAATTTATATGAATATTTATCTAAATTTGACTGGAATAGATATACTAGCAGATTAAATAGAGAACTTAGAAGAAACGAACGTACTTCTAACGATAGAAAACTATTTGTATATAAATTAATTAAAGAACCCACTGATAATAGCGATGATGGTCGTAGTTCTAATTATCTAGACTTATATAGAAATATATTTAATTCTCCCGATGACGAGGCAATAGGACTAAGTGACTATGAAATTTTAGAAAAAATAGCTAAAACAAAAATGCGAGCACCTTTACTTTCAAGATTTAAACAATTATTAACTCCTCCATATACACTTCATCCTGAATCAGTTGTACGAAATATTTTTTTTGATATATTTGAGTTAGATGGTGAAATAATTTTAAGAGATGAAAAAACACCAGAAAGATATAAGAAAGCTAAACTTATAGAAGCGACACCGGGTTATGGAGTAGAATATACAGGAAAAGAATATAATATGTTTTCTTTTCCTAATTTTGAAAACTTAGTTAGATTCAGTATTAGAAATTCAAATATGGATGATGATAAAGATAAAATGAGAGAATTTTTTGAAAAATTTAAAAATCAACCTAACATTGACGAAAGGATATATGAAAAATATTTTCGTGTACCTGATGCAAAAAAAAATATGGAAAATTATGAAATAACTTTAAAAGATTTACTTACAATTAAATTAGATTCTAGAAGTCCAAAAGTACTAAAAACAAAGATAAATGCTCATAAATGTACCACAAAAAAAGTATATAAGTTGCAAAATGCTTTTAAGAAAACTTATAAAGCGTATAAAGATAGATTTAATGCAATAACTAGCGCGGTTGGAAAAATAGCTTCTCCTCCTACCGCCGCGGACGAGAGTGAAAGTGAGACATCGGGTGGTGGTGGCAATAAACATACGCGAAAAAAAAAATATAGAAGAAAACATACAAAAAAAAAATACTAAATATTAAATATTAAAATTAATTAATAGTTAATATTTACAAGTTAGAACCTTTTACCTTATCTTCTAAAACTGGCTTATAAGAAGGATTAGAAAAATTCATATTACTGACTAAAGGTGTCATTTTTGACACGGCATCTAATTCTATTGATGCTTCTGGTTTATCTACATTCATTTGTTTCATTACTTTTTGTTTTTCACCTTCACTTGAAACCGAAGGCGATACACTTACATGTGAAAGGACCGAACGATTCTTACGGATTATTTGAAATGCTGCAAATAGCCCTACAACTCCTAAAACAGGATTAAAATAAACAAGAAGCATTACAGCTATTAATACTATAACTACCTGACCTATCAAATGATTTATAAATGGTGCCATAAAATCAGGTGTAGGAACGTCGAACAATATATATATTACTAATAAGGCTGTTAGTACTAATTGATTTTGATTTTGCTTTTTTAATAAATCTTTAAAATTTATCATTTATTATAAATTATATACATATTTTTTTTATAATAATAAATTGAAATAATATAAGCCCATTTAAAGATGTTATTATAATATGAGCAATGATATTAAAACGTATTTAGGTAAAAGAGGGTACTGTATTTTTAAAGAAAATTTAACTATAAAAGAATTGGAAGATCTTAGAAATAATTTAATGATGGCTCCTTATATCCCTAAATCACCTGCAAATCCTGAAAAATTTCCAGTTTATAGAGAATCTATTAAAAAAATGTACATACCAAGATTTTATGGTATATCTGTGTATGGTTTGCCTGATGAAACGAGATTAGAAGAGCCAGAGAAGTCAAATATGAAATTTATGGGAGAGCTTAGACCATACCAAAACAATATTGTATCAACGTATCATAAAGGCCTGGAAAAAGGCGGAGGCCTATTAGAAGTTCCATGTGGAAGAGGAAAAACCGTTTGTGCATTAAAAATAGCTGCAGATATAGGATTAAAAACAATTGTTATTGTCCATAAAGGATTTTTATTAAATCAGTGGATTGAAAGAATACAGCAATTTATACCAAATGCAAAAATTGGAAAAATACAGGGAAAAGTTATTGATGTAGAGGGAAAAGATATTGTAATTGGTATGCTACAATCACTATCTATGAAGGAATATCCAGAAGAATTATTTTCGTCCTTTGGTTTAACCATTGTTGATGAAGTACATCATATAGCAGCAGAAGTATTTGTGCGTTCATTATTTAAAATAGTTACTAAATATGTTCTTGGATTGTCTGCGACAATGAATAGAAAAGATGGACTAACAAAAGTGTTTAAAATGTTTCTTGGAGAGATTTTATATAAAGAAAAAAGAGAAGGTAATGACAATGTTTTAGTTAAAGCAATTACCTATAAATCAACCGATGATGAGTTTAATGAAGTTAAATATGATTACAGAGGAAACCCTGTTTATAGTACTATGATTTCTAAATTATGTACTTATAATCCTAGAAGCGAGTTTATTATAAAAGTTATTACCGATATTTATAATGAAAATACAGAACAACAAATTATGATTCTTGCTCACAATAAAAACTTGTTAAAGTATTTGCATGATGCTATTGATAGTAGAAACATTGCTCCTGTTGGATATTATATAGGAGGTATGAAAGAAACTGAACTTAAAAAATCTGAACTTAAAAAAATTATTATAGGTACATATGCAATGGCATCAGAAGCATTAGATATTAAAACACTAACCACTCTTGTTATGGCTACCCCTAAAACAGATATTACACAAGCAGTAGGTAGAATTTTGCGCACAAAAGACCATACTCCTTTAGTAATTGATATTATAGATCAACATGATGTTTTTATAAATCAATGGAAAAAAAGAAAATCATATTATAAAAAAGAAAATTATAAAATAATTAGTTGTAATAGTAATGAATATAATAACATAGATTATGAAGTAGAATATGACCCAGAAAGTAAACAACAAAAAAAAAAAGTTAGAAAATGTTTAATTAAATTGGCGTAGTTATTTAGATTTATTACCCTTATGTCTTTTAGTTTTATTACCTTTATTACTTTTACGTTTTTTTAACGAATATACTAATTTCGACGAAGAGCCGCCTGGTCTAAAACGGCTCTCTATCGGTACTGCTTTACTGGCAATTATAGAATGTAGCTCAATAATTCGTCCTTCTTCTTGCAATAAATATTTTGAAAATCCTTCAATCATCTCGTTAGGATTATTATTTTGTAAACCAGTTAAAAAACCTCTTAGTTCATCTTCTCGCGGTTTATCAAAATCACTATTAATTTTTAAAAAACTATCCTCTTTATGTTTAAGACTACCGAATAATCTATCCTCGAAATACTTAAGCATACCCCTAATGTGCGGTATTATACTTGATATTATTTGTTGTACAGTTATTACAATGTTATCATTGGGTCCGAGTGATTGATGATGGCTATAAAGAACATGTTCTTTAATATTGGTCCAGACATGACCACTTCCTATTTTCAGGGTTTCATCAAAATTACGGTGAAGTTTTTTTACATATCTATTGGTTGCGCTCGGTTTTGTAACTACAGAAGAACGTATAGAGGCCAGTGGCATATCACTTGATATCATATGGTAAAAATATTTTGCTACTTCTTCTCGCGTACTTTGCGGTATCTCTCCCTGCGGTATAAATTCCTCTGGTATCGATAGTACAAACCTTAGTGCATCACGACTATATTCTACTCCCCCCTGGTTTAGTTTAGTCATAATACTTTTTCCAGCAATACTTTTTAAAATATATAATACTATGTCTAATGCCACCGCTTGTTGTAATTTATCAATGTCATATGTTTTAGCGTTGATTATCTTGATATTTTTTTCTAAAAAATAAATGGGCATTTCTGAAACTATATATCTTTTAATTTCTTCTAGTTTTGTAGATTGATCATCCAAATCATCATACGGTCTTACACGAACTACTTCTTTTTCTTTAAGATACTTAATATAATCATTATACACCCTTTTTTCATTTTCAGATGGTTTCTTCGTTTTCTCAGCCTCCATCTGTAGCTTATTGACCTCAGATTGTAAGACTTCTATAGTCCTTTGGTTTCTAGCTTCGCTAGCAGCAGCAGCCATGCGTAGTCGTGAATGCGCATGGCTGCTAGCGTCGCTAGCAGCAGCAGCCTCAG